GTAGTTGGTGAAGACTTTATGCTTGCGACTGCTGCTGATATTGTTGCTGACCCTTCTGCTCCTGATGCTTTTGTGAACGGAATTATGGAAGGAAAAGAGTGGTGTTGGGAAGGTGGAATTCTCCGCGAAAGATCCGCAGAAGCAGCAAAAAGAAAAATAAACACATTAGTAGACCAAAAACGTTTGGAAGAACAGAAAGTTGATCTGTTCCAGAACTTTTTATCAAATCTTTAAATTATAAATAAATAAAGATTAAACATACAGGTTAATCGGAGAGATCTAAAATGTCCCGTGGTAAAAACTTACAAGAAATGGAAACAGGCACTAAACAATCTAAAACTGCTGTGAATGCGGGAGCAAAAGCAGCAGAACCAATGCAGAAGTTAACCACAGGCATTCCTGATGGTCAAACTGGTAGTTGGGAAGATCTTGGAGGACCAACTCCAGAGAACTACAAACCAGATGATGATTCTGCAAAACTTTCAACTCCTGGCGCAACTCTTAAGCAAGTTAAGAATGTTGTAAACAAAGGTGCAAAAGCAGCAGATGCTATGAAGTCCCTTGCTAAGGAATCAGTCGAAGAAGATGAGGAAGAAGAACTCATTGATGACGAGACTGAGTATGATGAAGATGAAGTAGTTTCCGAAGCAAAGAAAAAGTCTTCCAAAAAAGATGAGGAAGATGATGAGGATGAGGATGACGAAGAAGGTGAAGATGAGGATAGTGAAGAAGATGATGAAGAGGACGAAAAAGAAAAAGCAATGAAAGAGGCATTTGCCCAAATCGAAGAAGAAATCGAAGAGGACGTAAATGCACTTCTTTCTGGTGAAGAACTCTCCGAAGATTTTAAGGTAAAAGCAAAAACAGTTTTTGAAGCTGCTTTGAATGCTAGAACTGAGCAAATCGAAGAAGCAATTGCTTATCAATATGAGCAAAAGCTTGCTGAAGAAGTAGAAGTAATTAGAGAAGAATTAACTGACCGTCTTGATGCATACCTTGAGTATGTTTCAGAAGAATGGTTACAAGAAAATGCTCTCGAAGTAGAGCAAGGACTTAAGACTGAAATGACTGAATCATTCCTTCAAGGAATGAAGGGTCTTTTTGAAGATCATTATGTAACAATCCCTGAAGATAGATATGATGTACTTGAGAGTATGGTAGAAAAACTTGATGAAATGGAGTCCAAACTCAATGAGCAAATTCATAGGAATGTTGCTCTGAATAGAAGATTAGCAGAGTCGGTTACTGAAGTAATCTTTGCCGAAGTTTCTGAGGGTCTCGCACTTTCTCAGAAGGATAAACTCGCTTCTCTTGCAGAAAATGTTGAGTTTGATAGTGAAGGTAGCTATCGTGAGAAACTGGTAACATTAAGGGAATCTTATTTCCCCAGAAACGCTGGTACTCAAAGAGACAACTCGGATTATATCGCAGAAGAAACTGATTATTCGCAACCAGTATCTGGTTCGATGTCATATTATCTCGATGCACTCCAAAGAGTTTCTAAAAAGTGATTTTTAAATTATAACAATCAAACTAAAATTTTTTAAAGAGGTAAAACAAATGCAAATGTTCAACGCAGAACATCTGCAGGAGAAGTGGGCACCACTCCTTGACTATCAGGGACTTGATGGAATCAAAGATTCACATCGTAGAATGGTAACCGCAGTTCTCCTGGAGAATCAAGAGAAATTCCTTCGTGAGGAAAGAGAATTCCTTGGCGAAGCATCCTACGGATCCAATGCAGCAACTGCTGCTGGTACTGGTTTCGCAGGACAATCAACCGCAGGTGGTCCAGTTGCAGGTTTCGACCCTGTTCTGATCTCCCTCATCCGTCGTTCAATGCCTAACTTGGTCGCATATGACCTCGCAGGTGTTCAACCAATGAACGGTCCTACAGGACTCATCTTCGCAATGCGTTCACGTTACACCACTCAAACTGGTGCTGAAGCATTCTTCGATGAAGTTGATACTCAGTTCTCTGGAAGAAAGGGAACTCAAACCCAGTATGCTGTTGATCCAACAGTACAAGCAAACGTAGGTTTCGGTACTACTGCTTCACAGACTGGTAGTAATCCTGGTGCTCTTAGCCCTTCTGGTGCTTCCCAAGATGCTTATAACGTTGGTGGTGGTATGTCTACCTATGATGCAGAAAGACTTGGTGCATCAGGTTCTGAAAGTTTCAACGAAATGGCATTCTCAATCGAGAAAGTCACCGTTACTGCAAAGTCAAGAGCACTCAAGGCTGAGTATTCATTAGAGCTCGCACAAGACCTCAAGGCAATTCATGGTCTGAATGCTGAAGCGGAATTAGCAAACATTCTCTCAACAGAGATTCTTGCTGAAATCAACCGTGAAGTTATTCGTACCATCTACAAGACTGCTGAATCTGGTGCTCAGTTCAACACTGCTACTGCTGGTACTTTTGACCTTGACGTTGACTCCAACGGTCGTTGGTCAGTTGAGAAGTTCAAGGGTCTTATCTTCCAAATCGAGCGTGATGCTAACGCAATCGCACAAAGAACTCGTAGAGGAAAGGGCAATATCATTATGTGCTCTTCTGACGTTGCTTCTGCTCTCTCGATGGCAGGTCTCCTTGACTACACCCCTGCACTCAATGCAAACCTTAACGTAGACGACACTGGCAATACTTTTGCTGGTATTCTTAACGGTAAGTATAAAGTTTATATCGACCCATATTCGGGTGGTGCTGGTAACCCAGCAACTGGTGCAACTGGTGGTCAGTACTATGTTGTCGGTTATAAGGGTTCTTCCCCTTATGATGCAGGTCTCTTCTATTGTCCTTATGTTCCTCTCCAAATGGTTCGTGCCGTTGGTGAGAACACCTTCCAGCCAAAAATCGGATTCAAGACTCGTTATGGTCTTGTTGCTAACCCATTTGCTGAAGGTAAACTTGATTCTGGTGCTGCTACTGCACTTGGTCGTATTCAGACTAACTCAAACCGTTACTACAGAAGAGTACAGGTTTCTAATTTAATGTGAGTTTCTTTTCACATTTTTCTTGGGGTCCGAAAGGACCCTTTTTTTATGCCTATAAATAAAAATAAAAATGGCTTCACCCTCGTTATCAAATCAAATTGGAAATAAAAACTACTTATCTCCATTAGGTTTTAAGTTTGTATTAGCAAAGTATCCAAAAATTGATTTTTTTTCTAATTCCGCAGAAATACCTGGAATTAATCTTGGTGTAGCAATTCAACCTACTTACTTAAAGGATATTCCAATTCCTGGTGATAAAATTAGTTATGATGATTTTAATTTAAAATTTTTTGTTGATGAAAATTTAGAAAATTATCTTCAAGTTCATAATTGGATAAGAGGTCTTGGATACCCAGAGAACGTTGGGGAATACCAAGAATTTCTCAATCAAGACCCATACAATCCAGGAGTTCAAAACGCATCTTCGGGTCAATCTGATGGAAGTTTAATCATTTACAACAGCAATTACAATCCAGTAGCAACAGTTAGTTTTAAAGGTTTATTTCCAACATCACTTTCTACAATTAATTTTGATGCTACCAATACTGACGTTCAATATGTAACAGCACAGGTAAACTTCAAGTATACTTTATATGATATAACAACTTATTGAAACTATGAACCTTGATGAAATACAATTATTATGGGAAAAGGATTCAATTATAGACCAAGATAATTTACACGATGAGTCTATCAAAATACCTGCTCTTCATGCAAAATATTATAAACTTTATAACAACATTCTTCTTCTACGAAAACTAGAAGAAAACAAATATAAGATTTTAAAAAAAGAAAAATGGATGTATTACTCTGGTAAGGCAGAACCAGAAGTATATAAAGAAAATCCATTTGATCATAAGGTTTTGAAACCAGATATAGATAAGTATATGGATGCCGACAAAGACTTAATTAAAATAGTATCCAAAATAGACTATTACCAAACGATGCTTAGTTATTTGGAAAGTATATTAAAAACAATCTTAAATAGAACTTATCAAATAAAGAATGCGATTGAATACATGAGATTTACAGCAGGATATGGCTAATATTATTATACAAAAAAAGAACGAGATTTATTTAAAAGTCGAAACAGAACCACATATTCATCAAGAGTTGTCTGAGCATTTTACTTTTGATGTCCCTGGAGCAAAATTTATGCCCCAGTATAGGAGCAAATATTGGGATGGAAAAATAAGACTTTACAGTAATCATACTGGTGAACTATATGTTGGTCTTTTGGATAAACTAGTTGCTTGGGCAAAAAACTGTGAATATACAGTAGAGTTCAAAAATAATAAGTTTTATGGTTCTCCATTTGAGGAGAATGAAATGATTTCGGTGGAAGGTGTCTCTGATTATATGAAGAGTATATCAAGGCACGAACCAAGAGATTATCAAGTAGATGCTGTGTATGATGCTCTCAGATATAATCGTAAACTTTTAATCTCCCCTACTGCTTCTGGTAAGTCTTTGATGATTTACTCAATCGTTAGATACTTTGTAGAAAAAGAACATAATATTTTATTGATTGTTCCTACTACTTCATTAGTAGAACAAATGTATAAAGATTTTGAG